GGCTCCAACTGGGGTAGTGCCCCGTCGTCTGTCCAATACCTGACCGCGTAGGAGACGCAAATGCTGTTTGGTGGACGACGTATCTCAGGATTCATCACCAGATGGACTGTTGCGGGCGATGCGACGGCGCGCACCATTACGCTTCCGCTCGTCAATACGCGGGCAGAAGGCGCGCTCGCCTACAACTGTACCGTCGACTGGGGAGACGGCTCCGCGTTGTCGACTGTTACGACGTACAACGACGCCAACCGCGTTCACACGTATGCGAGCAACGGCACCTACAACGTTGAGATCAAAGGCACCTGTGAGGGGTGGAGCTTCAACAACGGCGGGGACAAGCTCAAAATCGTAGCCGTCGTCAACTGGGGAACCGTCGGCGGTCACAACGGCTGGAAGTACCTGGCCCACGGATTCGACGGTTGCACAAACCTGACCAGTCTTGGTCTTGGTAGCATCCTAGCGAGAGGGACGGGTATTCTTACGGACGGGTTCGCTTACACATTCCAGAATTGCAGTTCGTTGGCTTCTCTCCCCGCCGACTTGTTCCGCTACAACACGGCGGTATCAACGCTCGGGTTCGCTTACACATTCCAGAATTGCACCAAACTGCAAGTGCCGTCTAACACGTTTTATGAACCTGGCGAGGAGGCGACACGCTTCCTTAACCAGGCATCTGACTTCACGTATGCATTTTGGCGCAATCCCTTCTCTGGCACGCAAGGCACAGCCCCTACATTGTGGCTATGCGACTACGGCGAAACCATCACGCTCGACGTTGCGCCCGTCACCGACTGGGTAGGTGGTGACATCATCACAGGACAGACAAGTGCCACGACGGCGGTTGTAGTGGCGAAGGTCTCCACATATGTTTACAAGATCAAGCAGCACTTCGGAGTTTTCACACTCGGAGAAGTCATCGGCGTGACAGGCAACGCCAACAAACTTGCCGACCAAGGCGCTGCCAATCCAACCTTTGCGGGCGGGCCGGTCTCTGCCGGTTGCTTCGCCGGCGCTGGCAATTCAATCGCATCTCTCAGCAACTACAACGACATCCCTGCATCTTGGAAATAGGAGATCACCATGGCCACGAACATCAATCTCACGACCAACATTCCCGTCGTCAACAACATTGCGAACATCGTCAAGTGGGGCGCAATTCACGCCGAAGACTTCGACACGGAGACGCCACCCTACCTGATCATCAAAGTCCAGGCGTACGGGAGCGGAGCTGGCTCATCGTACCCCTACGCCAATGCCTTCACTCTCTGCATTCGCGATGGCAGCGCGCTATCGACGTGCCTGAGGGTGAAGGGCACACCACAGAAAATGGATGACCAGCTCGAAGTGTTTGACCAAGTCATCGGCGGGACCCCATACACGACCCTTGCGGCGCTGTACGCGGCGAACGTCACGGGAGGGGCAACAAACGCCAAGCGGCTGCAGGCACTACAGGGCGGGATGGTTGCGGCCGGGGCGGTGTCGGCAGCGTTCGCGGGAACATAGCCTAGCCCATGCACCCCACCCACGAAAACACGCCGCGGCCGTTGACCTGATAGGAGTAGCACCATGGGCCGCCGCCACGCAGGCAGCGACGAGAAGACGCCAACGTCGGAGCATCCAGGACAGCATCGGCGCTGCGACGACGTGGACAACCGAGGTGCGGGACATCGATTGATAGACGACCTGCACATCCCCGCGCAGCGCGCGCTGCGGGAGTTCATCACGTTGATCATCACGATTGTCGTGGCGGTGGCAGGAACGGTGGGGACCGTGATCACTGCATACCGGGTACTGCAATCCGCCGACGCCCAGGCGTCTGCGCGGATCAAACAGATCGAGGACCACGTCGCCACGAAAGCCGATTTGCACGCGCTCGCGCAAAGCCTGAGACTGTGCATCGTTCAGCCGTCGTCTTGTTTTGAGCTTGACGGCGCTGGGAAAGCGGCGAACCATACAATGTCTCCCACGAAAGGACCGACACCATGACCAAATTGCAAACCGTTTTGCTCGCCATCGCATCGGCTATCGCCGCTGCCGCCGTGTACAAGTTCGCGCCGGGGTTTGCCGACAACGCCCTGGCCCTTGGGCTGGCCGGCCTTTGCACTACTCTGCTCGGCTGGGCCAAGCAGCACCCCGACGACGCAAAAGCGCTGGAGGCCGCGAGCACCACGACTACCGTGTCCGAGACTGTCACGAAACCCACCGAGGTCATACCCATCGCGGGAAACAAAGGCGTCGGCTACCCTGGCAAGGGTGGCGCGCTTCTGATCTTTCTCATCTCGGCGATGCTCGCTACTTCGTCCTGTGCGTGGTGGCAGAAGCACGGCCCGCAGATTGACTGCGCGGCGCTTGCGACCGTCGTGGACGCGCCCCAGCTCGTAGCCATCGTGGAGGGCTGCATGGCCATCGCGGTCACGCCTTCCGCTATCCCGGCGTGTGTGGCTGCGGCGGCTGAGTCCAAGTGGGCCTCGGACGTTCTCGGATGCTTCGAACGGGCCGCACAGGGTAAGGCGAGCTGTCCCGCCTTCAAGGCCGGACAGATTAAGCTCAAGGCGATGCGGGCCAGCGCAGGGGCCAGCAAGTGACAAGGCCGCAAATCGCAGTCGCGCGCGGCATCGAGCAACAGCTCGATGCGCTGCCGCTCGATGACCGCATTGAGGTGCTGGTCAGCCTGCTGGTCTGGCTGGGGCCAGCGATTCAGGACGCACGCGAGCGAGTCGAGTACGAGGAAACACGATCAATTGGTGACCTACTGCTGTTCGCGCAGGCATACGTGGGGGCGCGAAGATCAAACCTCAGCCCCATGGCCGCCGCTGATTGTGCAGCCAGCGAGGTATTTTTGCTCCGTTCGGTCGACGTGGGAAAACTTTCGCCCGCAGCCAGGATCTTGGTCGAGGGGATGAGATAGGAAGGTTAGTCGTGATCCACTTTCAGCGTCTTGGCCTAGACAAGCCCGCATCCGACTACCGCCCGCCGCGTGCAAAGCGCATGGTGATGCCATGGCATATGCACCCCAAGACGACGCGGTTCAGCCAGCTCACCGCGAGCGACCTCACGCCGCACATGCCCCCCATTGGCGACCAGAATCGCATTGGAGCCTGCAGTGCCTACGGCACTAAGGATGGCATCTGGACGTCAATGTCAGCCGCCCAGTGTCCGCCTCCCGGGTATTTTGCGGCCCTCCCGCTGTATCGGGCTGTCCGCTGCGTGGAGCGCAGCGGGCCGAGTGAGCCTCTCACCGATTGCGGCGCGGACCCAGATGACGTCCTGAAGGTCGCGCAAGTTTGGGGCATCCAGACCTCGCAGCGAGAGTGCGGACAACCTGGCCCGTCCCGAGAACTCAGCCAGTACGAGGACCAGCACGTCAACGATGAGCCGACGTTGGAGGAGTTTCAGCAGGACGCGACGTTTCGGATCGTGGGCGGCTTCGATATCGTTTCGACTGGTGCCCAGCGGCTGCTCGACGTGAGCAACGCGCTTGCGAGTGGGTTCGCGGTGGGCATCTCGGTTGCCGCCAGTGACGACCGCTATCAGCAGTACGACGGCGGCATCCTGGCCGACCCGCCTGCGGGGGCAGAGTTGGATCACTACAACTACCTAGCGGGACTCGACCTGTCGACGGGCTCCCCCCTGTTCGTGGGCGTGAATTCGTGGGACGTGGGATACGGCCGCGCGTGGGGCTCAGCCCCAGGCGGATGCTGGCTTGGCGGCTCGGCCATCATCCACGCGTCTGATCGCCTCGTCGTCTATGCCGTCCAAGGAGCCACCACATGAGACGCTTCATCTTCGCTCTCACGGTTTCGTTCTGTGGCTGCGGCGCCACGTGTGCGACCGGCATTCAGCCCGGGCCGCAGCCTACGCCGACGGCCGCCACGGCCTGTGACAACCTGGCCCGGCTGGGCTGCCCTGGCGGCATCGACTCGACATGCGTAGTCATCCTCCAACAGATGGTCGACCAGCACATGACCCGCATCGACCTGGGCTGCCTAACCGGCGCACAGACGCAGGATGCGGCGCGGGCGTGCGGCGGGGTGACGTGCCGATGAGCCGCCGCACGAAATACGACTACCTAGTGGGCATTCGTGAAAAGCGCGAGGTATCTCCGTCTGGCCAGGGCGCCGCGAACTTCTGCGAGAACCACCGTAGCGGGTGCCCCACGTGGTCAATTGGGCAGAGGTTCTACAACCCCGGCTGCCGCATGTGCGAAGAGAAGGCCGAGAAAGACCCGACGCTGCGAACGGCCCCGACGGTGTCTGAGTTGTTTCGCCGGTACAAGGAATCCAAACGCAAGAGCGCGGCCGCGTTCAGCCGCGAGGTCGCGGCGAAGCGGGCACAGCGATTCGCGCGGCTCGGGCCGCTGGTGTTCAGGGGAGCCACACCGTGACCGAAAAGCAAATTCGCGAACGATTGCAGCAGCTCGAAAAGGAGCTGGCCGATGAAAAGGCCAAGAACGAACGCGCGCAGCAGACCATCGCCGACCTGGCCCAGGCGGCGGCGTTCCCGCCGGCGCCGACCTTCACCTACTCGACGTTTACGGTCCCGCCGGCCAACCCGCCCAAGGGCAGCAAGGCGAGGTGACCGACTACCCGCTCTGGCGACGCCGACCGCCCGCGACCTGGCCCAACGAAAGGCGAAATGTGAACATCCTCACTCAGTCAGCCCTCGACATAGCCCGTGGCTTCGTCGGCGTGAAAGAATCAGGCGGCAACAACTGCGGGCCAGAGGTCGAGGCGTGGCTGCGCCGGGTAGGGCTCGCGCCCGGCAACGCCTGGTGCATGGCGTTCGCCTGGTGCTGCGTCGACGATGCGTTCCGCAAGTTGGAGATCCCCAACCCGATTCGACCGTGCGCCTCGGTGGTGCGAACGTGGCACGCGCTACCGGACAACTGCAAGCTGACCGAACCGGCGCCGGGCGTGTGGGCGTTCCACCACGACAGCGCGAATCCCAACCTCGGGCACGTCGAGTTCATCGACGCCCTGGATCCGCTGGGCAAGGGGACCTACACCGTGGGCGGCAACACCAACAGCGAGGGCTCGCGCACCGGTGGCGGCGTCTGGCGGCACACGCCGGCGATTCGCCCGCTCGGATACTGGAACCTGGGCTTCGCGGACTACAGCGTCGTGGCGGCAATCTGCTTACCCACGGTAAGTACATCGGGACCGGACGTGATCCAGTAGCCACCGCGTCCAGACACGTGATACCATGGCGGCAAGCTGTCCGTTGGGCCCGCCCAGACTGTACGCCACCGGGCCGCTGTCAGTCGCATCAAGAGCCCGGTGGAACCTACTTCCGTTTTGGAAATAGCTGCCGCTCTGCCTAATTCGCCCCCAACGCTCGGAGACAAAGTTCGTCAAGTTCTTCCACGGTCAGGCAGTTAAGAACCTCTGCGCTGGTAATGTTGATCCCAGCACCAGGCACGTACCACACCGCGAACGCCATCGACGGGACGAACCCATTCGCTGTCATCACGTCGATAATTTCTTTGTCTGAAATCATGTAACCCTGGCCTTCGCCCACCTTGCCCGCGCTGCCTTCCCGGCCCGCGCCTTCCGTTGAGCCGGCGTGAGCTTCGCGGCGCTGGCCCTGCCGGCTTTGCTAGCGCGCTTCGCCCGCTGCTTCGGTGTGAGTTTCGCCGCGCTCGCCTTCCCGCCCTTGGCACCGAATAGGCTGGACGAGATGGCGTTGGCGCAGATACGTGGGGCGGAAATCTTGGGGAAATGCGAGAAGAAGCACGCCGAGCAAACCGCGCTCCCCGGTGCGGCCTTGCGTGGGCAGAGAAGGCACGTCGTCATGACCTATCTGACCGCCAGTGCCAATGGCAGAGTGGGTGTCTCTCTGATTTTTCCGGGATGTTCAGCCGGTACACCGTGCTCTGCCGATTTTTGGTATCATTGGTCCATCGTCTTCGTAGTAACATTTCCAGATGTCCATGTCGTGCGTGATCTTCTGTGCGCGATGGCAGCGCGTGCAACGGTAGGCGTTGACCTTCTTGGCTGGAGTGAGCTGCTGGTGCAGGAGCCTGCAGTAGACGGAGTCGCACAGCGACGGGACGGTCAGCGTGAGTTTCGTGCTCATAAAGTTTCCCCACGACTACCCAGGGCAGCATCATCTTCTCCACATGTGGCGTCGTGGGCTCCCCCGGTCGCATGGAAATAGCAACACGTTTTCCCGTCGCGTGCGACGATCTCTTCGTCGGTATCTGCCCTCAATCGACCGTGTACGGGGCACACAGGTTCGTCACAAAATACATCGCAATTACACCTAGCCATGGCGTCCTCCTAATCTGTGCATGCACTTGCCGGGACCGTAGGCGGCGTCGAAGTCAACCTTGGTTCGGAGCGCTGGCTTATCGGCCACGAGAGAGTCGAGATGGCACTGCCGGCACTCGCACGGCTCGCGCGTGGAGTCCGCCGTGTCGAGGGCTACCTCGGCCAGTCGGCGCAGCGTCACATTGTCGCGCGCCTCGGTCTCGACGCGCTGGGGGTGCCAGCGTCCGTGGTGTAGCTCGACCACCATAGCCTGCGCGAGGGAGTGGATGCGGTCGTCGCGGGTCATGACTCCCCTGCCCTTCGGCGATGCCACAGAATTTCAAACCAAAACATGCAGTTGTCCTGGCTGAACTGCCGGAAGAGATCGCGCCAGCGCTCGTGTCGAAATTTATCCTCACCGCGCGACCGCCACGCCTCCAGCACGTGTGCTTTGAACTGATCGAGTGTCAGGCTTCCCTTGAGCTGATTGCAGTTGCGGCACGCGGGCAACATGTTCTCGCGTGCATTGTTACCTCCTAAAAACTTGGACCTCACGTGGTCGTATGTGACAGCAGCGCGGGCCGTGGTTTCGACCGCGCATAGCTTTCGGCCACAGTAGCTGCACTTGCGGCCAGTCTTCTCTAGCAGCCGCACCTTATGCCGTTGGTGGATAGGGATCTGAGTATCGCACGTCAAGGCCTTATCACCTCGTCTTTCTCGTCGGCGCAGATGGGGCGAAGCTGGGCCAGCGACTCGGCCGCGTCCAACAGCTCGGCATAGTGCGGCCGTACCGCTATCATGAAATCCTGCTCAGCGACAGCTCGGTTGAACGGATTCCCCACAAGAGTCCGGTGCAGCAGGCTCCGCAGTTCCGCGATTCGCGCCGGCGTGAGTTGGTTTGCCATTCCCGAATCGTGCGCGCGGACGCGGAAGAATGCAAGAACTTTTATCCGTTGCGGAGCGAATCGACATATGATAGCGTACCCACATGGCAAGAAAACAAGGACGCCCTGAAGTAGCGGTGAAGCACGGAAGTTGCGTTTCCATCTGGCTCACCGAGGAAGAAAAGGAAACGATCAAGAAAGCTGCGGCCCAAGGGAGGTCACAGGTAGGCCCCTGGGTAGCACGCATCGCGCTCGATAGCGCCAGGCGTATCCTGGGAGTACCATGAGCCAGGTCATCTACATCTATGGTCTGTGCGACCCGCGCTAGAGGCCATGCGCACGCACCGACGTGCTAGGCTATCGGCATGCGGCTAAGTAAAACTATTATAAAATATTTCTTGAATCTCTAATCCAATCCAGTAGAGTAGGCACATGACTCCAGAACGTAAATATCTAGCTGCTCTTCGCCAGGCCGATAGCTACGACGACGTGGCCGACGCTGAGGAGCAACTGCGCCAGGACGAGCTGGCCGAGGAACTTGCAGCCGACTCAGCACAGGACGATTTTGACGACCCGGGCGACCGAGTGCCCTACTAGGAGGAATGACGATGGACCGAGAACACGAAATGCCCAGTAAAGACCCGCCTCGAAATCTGGCAGACGAGAAATTTGATGACCTGCTGGCCTGGTTCGCGGGTGTCATCACCGGGGCCAACCAGGAACAGGCTGAGCGCGCGGTCATCGAGGGGGATTGCACATGACCACCGCACCGATGGCCGCCGACCTGGTCCCGATTCTCCGCGCACACCGCAAGCCCCTGAGCGAGTGCGAGCTGGAGTTCTACGATTGGCAATTGCGCGAGGCCATGGCCGAAGACCTGCGCGCGACCCACGGCAAGAACGGCGTGCCAGAGCTGCCCGCGGTTGACGGCGGTGCGTGGACCGAATCGCTCCCCGGCGTTGTCGTCCACGCGGCACTGTTGTTGGGCGCGGTCGCGTCGATTGGGATGGTGCTGCCATGACCGCCAAGGCAGCCGCCATCGCGGCCCGTGCCAAGAAGCTCGAAGCACAACGCCGCGAATGCACGGCGGCCACGTATCGGCAGTTCGTCTACGCAAACCGCGGCGAAGTTCCTCCGGGCAACTACTACGACGCCAGCGAGGAAGCCAAAGAGACCTGGAGAGTGCAGGCCGAAAGCGCGGCCGTGGCGCTCGGGCTGAGGACAACGACTGAACCCAACAAGGAGACCGACCAATGAAGACCATCGATATCGTTTTTGGCGGCCCGCCTTCCCACGGGTCGGGGCGATTCGTCGAGGTGGAGAGTGACGGTAAGAGCATTAGGCTGGGCGAGTGGGTTCACCGCGCAGACGGCTACTGGGCGCTGCGCATTCCTGACCCTGAGCACCTGAACGCGGAGTTGCAAGAAATCAGGCTCTTGGCCGCAGCCTGTTTCATCCCGAGCTGGCGGGAACTCATCCCGGCCAGGCTGGATGCTCTGCTCTTTCCCGTGCCCACGACTGAAACCAAGGAAGGATGACCACCATGGACGTGCAACTCACAAAGTACAATTCGCGCGAGGAGTGGCTGGCGTCGCGTACGGCGACCATTGGCGCATCCGAGTCTGCCGCCCTCCTGGGCTTGGCTCCCGAGGGCCGCGAGTCCGAGTTCTCGCTGTGGACGAAGAAGACCGGACTGGTCCCGCCCGAGGAACTCGATGGCGAGTGGTTGGAGTGGGGCCAGATTCTCGAAGAGCCTATTGCCCAGCGCTACGCGAAGCGAACGGGCCACGTACTCTGGACACCCCCCACCCCGTGGTGTGTTGCGGTCCATCCGCGCTTTCCGTTTCTGACTGCGACGGTGGATCGTTGGATCATCGAGGCTGCCGGCCACGAGGACCGCGGCGACTTGGAGATCAAGAACGTCGGCGCCTTCAATTCCGACTGGCGCGATGGCAAGGACGTCTCGCTCCCGCTATATGTACAGGCGCAGGTTCAACATCAGCTCGCCGTCACTGGTTTCGGCTGGGCCGTCGTAGCGGCGCTTATCGGCGGCAACAGTCTCAAGACTATCGAGGTCGCGCGCAACCAGGAATTCATTGACGAGCTGGAAGCCAAGGCGGTAGAATTCTGGGACAGAGTGCAGCGGAAGGAAGCGCCGCCCATCGACGCCAGCCAGGCCAGCAACAAGGCAATCAAACGGCTGCACCCAGACGATTCAGGAGAAACGCTCGACCTGACCGATGATGCGGCTGCCTGGGCTACGGTGCTGGGTGATGCCAAGGATGACGAGAAAGCAGCCCAGGCCGCGGCGTTGGAAGCCGACAACAAGCTGCGGGCCATGATCGGCAAAGCCACGTTTGGCAAGCTGCCCGATGGCCGAGTCATCAGCCTCAAGACCACCGAGAAAGCCGGTTACACCTCGACGGTGAAGCCCTCGAAATTCAGAACCCTCAAGATAATCGAACCGAAAGGAAAGACCACATGAACGACAAGACCGACATGGTGCGAGTCCCGAACGCGGGCGAGCTGGCAAGGCAGGATTTTGGCGGGTCGAGCCTAGAACACCGGGCCGAGACCGCCAGCACGGCTCTCGCCGAACAGGCAAAGGCGGCAGTGCAGGCCCGCTACATCATGGCGATGCAGCGCCCGCGCGACTTGTTCCAGGTACGCGAGAAGCTGCTGGCTGACTGCAAGCGCCCGCTCTTTGCCGAGAAGGCCATCTACAACAAGCCCATCGGCAAGGGCGTGGAGGGGCCGTCCATCCGCATGGCCGAGGCCGCTAGCCGGGCCATGACCAACGTGTTCACCGACGTGTTCGCCGTCTACGACGATTCAAGCAAGCGCATCGTGCGCGTGTGTGCCAGCGACCTGGAGGCGAATGTCACGTACACCAAGGACGTCACGGTCAACAAGACCATCGAACGCCGGGCACAGTTGGAGGGCCGCAGGATACTCAGCCAGCGGATCAACTCCAAGGGTGACACCACCTATACATTCGAGGCAACCGACGACGAGATTCTCGACCGCGAGAACGCGCTGGCGTCCAAGGCGATGCGAACTTGCCTGCTGCGCCTCGTGCCGGGCGACATCCTAGAAGAAGCCATTGCGGCCTGCTACGCCACGATGGAGAACAAAGACGCGGCCGACCCAGCGGCGGCGCGCAAGGGGATGTGTGATTCATTCGCAGACATGGGCGTCCCAGTCGCGGCGCTCGTCGAATACCTCGGGCACACCATCGAACTGACGACTGCGGCCGAGATGAAGACACTACGCGGGCTGTTCAACGCCCTCAAGGACGGCGAGACCACATGGGCGCAGGCCATCGAAGCGAAGGGAAACAAGCCCAGCGAGAAGACGCCAGCGCCAGAGACAAAAACCGCGGTGAAACCGCAGACACTGGGCGATGCGGCTGCGCAGTCGAGGGCCAAGCGAGAGGGGAAGGCTGAACCGGGAAGTGCAGGCTAGACCAGAATCAGAAGCGCTCGCAAGTCGCGGGCGTTTGGGCCGAAGGAACTCTGAACCGGCCGGTTCGATCAGAGCAGCCTACGTCACTGGGCAGGTCAGTGTCGGTCCTCAGCAACATGAGTAAGAGACTCCCAATCCCCGCCGCCCGCATCGCCGAAGTCGCGAACGCTGCCCACGTGTGCGCCCGCACGGTGCAGAAGTACCGCGATGGCTTGCACGTGCTGGACGTAGTCGAGATGGCCGTCACGGCAGCGATTCGGGGATTGCCCGAGGATGCACAGCTACAGATTCCGAGCGTGGCGGGTCAACAGCCGCCCAAACGCCTGTTGAGGGTCTCGCCGACCATGGGGCAGCCCGGCGAGGTTCGATCCTGCCCAGTGGGTCCAGACGACTGTATGTCGCCGACCCCCACCACGCCGGCTGGGAGGTCGGCGTCCAAACCGAAACCCCTCCCGCGCCTGAAGCTGGAACTGCCCGACGGGGTCGAAGCGCCGGAGCCGGACGGGCGACATTGGTACGAAGAAAGGACATCATGAAGTTCGCCAAGGTACTCGCCCCTGGCCACGGATTTAACAGCGAGAGAAGTCAACGCGCAGAGAACGGAGGCCGACCGTGATTTTCATTGAGGTTCGTTGCGATAAGTGCGGAAAGGTCGGGTTATCGCGGCGTTGCTTCTACGCCCACCAGATGCGTGAGGAGTTGAAAGCGTCGGGGTGGAAGCACGTTGCCGAGGGCGGAAAGGACTTTTGCCCCAGGTGCAAGCCCCGGCGAAAGCCTCGCAGGCGCTCACGTACGACGGTCGTGCTGGTAAACAGCGAGAGAAAACCGGAGCGGGGTTAACAGATGCCCACTCCGTATTACGACCACGGTGGGATCACGATCTATCACGGGGATTGCCGCGAGGTGCTGCCTACGGTCACGGACGCGAGCGTTGACCTCGTGCTCACCGATCCGCCCTACGGGCACAACAACAACAACGGTGACCTCGCCCATCGGTGGGAGGAAGCCCTTGGCCTGGTGAAACGTGGTGTGGCTACGGCCGGGGAGGCCAGGCCAATAGCCAACGATGGCCCAGAGGCGAACGAGATGGTCCGCTGGATGTTCGGACACGCAGCGAGGGTCATCAAGCCTGGCCGCTCGGCTAGGTGTGACTGCCACCGACGTACTGGCGATGGCCGAGACTCTCGGTCCGGCCCGCACGGTCCATCCTGCGGACCTGGCGTCCGAGCGTCGTCATCAGGATGCCCAGATGACTCGCAGCCAGCGCGCTGCCTTTGACCACGAGGAGGACTAGACCATGACGACCACGACCCTCAGCATCACGACCAAGGCCGGATACGTAGTGACCGACCCGCGCAGCCCGCTTCTGACCGCGGCCGCGCACGGCACGCTGATGGCGCGCCTCGGTCGCCGCCTGGACGGTGGCGCCAGCTACGAGGCCCGCCGCGCCTACGCACAGGAGCAGGATCGCGCAATCCAGTCCCGCCCCCGAAGACGGATGTCACTCGCGGCAGCTATACGCGCCCTCTCGTAGTCCCTCGCGGTCCTGGCGCCTCCACGAGACGCCCGGCACGAGGAGGACCACCACTCATCCCGAGCCGCACGGATTGCGGCGACGAACGAAGGAGACTCCATGGAAACGACATCATCGACTCTCAACCCGATCGAGAAGCTGACTCAGCTCTGCGCGCAGCGAACGGCTCGCACCGACCGCCTGCACAGCGCTGTCCGCACTCTGACCGACGCGCTGGAAGCGGCCGGAGCGCGCCCCGGCGAAATCAACGCGACGGTGGACGGTTGGACACTGAGCTACAACGATGTCCGCAGCAACGTTGGAGTGCGCGACTGCTGGAGTTTTTTGCGCACGGCCAGTGACTACGAGGGCTGCACCGACCTCGGCCTGGCGGTCAATCACGACGGCTATCTACACGGCGATTTCAACTGCCCGGTGACCGGCCCGACCCGCGCGCAGTTGATCGCATTCGGCCAGCGGGCCGCACAATTCGTCGAGGCAATCACCGCGCAGCTCACCCACGACGTGGCGGCTCTGGACGCCGCAGTTGAGCAAGTCGATTCAACCACCGAGGAGGTGTCCCGTGTTTAGCTCTTGGATCATCTCGACCATCCGCGCTCAAGAAACTGTCAACGTCACCAGCCCGTCCGCGGTGCTGGCAAAACTGGAGCGCGACGAGCTGGCCTATGTCCAGTACGTCAGCGGCTGCGACCGCGCAACAATGGGCCACGTGATCAAATGCACCGGGCTGTCGCTGGAAGATACGGTCAATGTAATCAGGCGGAACCGTGCGCTGCGACGACTCAAGCAGACCCACGGGAAGAACGGCGTGCCCTGCCTGACGGCAATCGTCGGCCTGGCACTGGCGCTACTGGTTGGCTGCGACGCCACCGGCCTAACGGTCGAGCAGACGGCCGACACGCCCGCGGACGTCCCGCAGTCCATCGCCCCGCAGCCCGCGCCGGTGGTGCCACCGCCTGCCCCAGTCCCGCCGCCGGTGGCAGTACCAGCACCGCTACCAGTGCCCGTTCCGCCACAGGCCGCCCCGGTGCAGCCCCCACTCGCGCCCGGTGCCCCACTGCCAGCACCGACTCCACCGCCGCCGGTGCCCCCGTGTTTCGATCGCGACCTCGGTGTCATCTCACCGTGCGCTGGTCGTCTCGACTGTACCGTCAGCTCGACCGTGACCGAGAGGACCATGTGCCAGGCGGGTGGCGTGGTCTACGTCCCAAGCTGTGAGACCTGCGCCGGGGTTTGGTGACACCGTGACCCTCGCCGCCGAGTCGATGCGCAGGGCGAGCGCCCAGCGGGAACTGTTCCGATGAGCCATAAACGTGCTTGGACAATGCAGGATTCGCTTCCCGTCAAACGGCCGGGCGAGGCTGAGCGGCACTGCCGGTTCTGTGGCGGCGTAGTGGCGCGCCCGCGGCTGACGTTCTGCTCGCAAGCGTGTGTCGACCAGTGGACTCTGCGTACCAGGCCGCAGGATGCCCGCAAGGCCGTCGAGAAGCGTGACCATGGCGTCTGTGCGGTCTGCGGTGTCGACACTCAGCGGCTCGAACGGCTCGCGCGCCGGCTTGACCTGTTGGCGTTTGGGGCCTGGCGGGTACGTGACTACGGAATCGAATCTCGCCCAGACGTAGATGATTCCGAACTCGGCGTGCGGGCTTCGTCATGGCACCGCTACCCAAGCGCCGCCAAGGCAGCGGGTTGGCTCGATTGGCTGCTTCATGGGATACTATGGTGGTTCGGCGTGTGGGGCGGCAAGGGAGAACCAGGTGGCGACCTGTACCCATCACGCCTCGGCTATTTCCGCCACCTCTGGGAGGCGGACCACATCGTGCCGGTCGTCGAAGGCGGGGGAGCGTCGAGAGACGTAGACCCGTTGGAAAATCTGCGCACGTTGTGCCGGCACTGTCACAAAGCCGAGACCCGCGCGCTGGCGTCCCGTCGGGCGAAAGCTCGGCGCCAGCAGCGGGAACTGTTCGAGCCGGGGTAACACATGACCGCGTACTACAACGAGATCGACAAGTTCGCTGCCCAGTGGCTGCGTAACTTGATCGCCGCTGGCCACATCGCGCCCGGCGAAGTCGACACGAGGAGCATTGACGATGTCAAGCCCGATGATGTGCGGCGTCTGCTGGCGCTTGAGTTTGGCATAGCCGAACCCGCGACCACCATATCCTTGGGAATTATATACTTGACTCCCTTGGCAGTTTAGGGTAGATTTGCTGTAGAAAGTGAGGCCGTCGTGAGCCAATCTACCATCTCAACCTTCCAGCTTTTCCAGATGTTTCCCGACGCGGAAACCGCTCGAATCTACATGGAAAAGCGCCTCTGGCCGTCTGGCCCCACGTGCCCCTGCTGTGGCCTTGGCGAGCGCATCACGACGCGCAAGGATGGCTTCTACCGCTGCAACCAGTGCCAGGAAGACTTCACCGTCAGGACCGGCACCATCTTCGAGCGAAGCCACGTTCCGTTGCACAAGTGGCTCTACGCGATGTACCTGCTGGTCACGGCCCGCAAGGGCATCTCATCGATGCAGCTTGCCAAGGAAATCGGCATCACGCAGAAGTCCGCCTGGTTCGTCCTGCATCGTATCCGCGAAGCGTGCGGCCCGGACATGAAGAAGCTCCAAGGGATCGTCGAGGTTGACGAAACCTACGTGGGTGGCAAAGAGAAGAACAAGCACGAGAGCAAGAAGCTCCACGAGGGCCGGGGTGCAGTAGGCAAGACCGCCGTCCTGGCCCTACGTGAACGTGGCAAAAGCGGTCGCACGGTTGGATTCCCCGTGGCCTCGGTGGACAGTGCAACGATTCACGCTGAAATCCGCGCGCACGTTGAAGCGGGATCCACGCTTCACACTGACGAAGCCGTGGTCTACAACGGGTTGGAGCCTGCCTTCAAACACGAGAGCATCAACCACAGCGCCCGCGAGTTTGCCCGTGGCAACGTAACCACCAACGGCATTGAAAGTTTCAACGCCCTGTTGAAGCGTGGCATCCTCGGCGTGTACCATCACGTGAGCCCGAAGCATCTTCCACGCTACGTCAACGAGTTCTCATTCCGACTGAACGAAGGCAATGTCCGCAATCACACCACACAACGGCTTGACAGTCTTATCCGTCGCTCGGCTGGCAAGCGTCTCACATTGGAGGCACTGACGAATGCCTGAAACAACTACGGAAGTCCCCAAGGTGCTTGAGGCCATGGTGGACATGGTGTTGCGCTACAGACCGAAGCCGACAAGTGCTGCGCAGAAGAAGCGGAAGAGAAAGCGGAGGAAGGCGAAGGTCTTGCAATCGTGCGGCGGAATGGAGGGGGCATGAATTCGGCATCAAATGTGGCTATGTCTGTGGAAACTCCCAATCGGGCTAGGCCGATCTTGAGACGTGTCAACAACGCCCAATACTCCTTGTATTTAGGGGACTGTCTCACATGGATGGACGAAAGAGCCTCGAACTCCATCGAGGCTATAGTTACAGATCCACCCTATGGCTTGCGGGAATACAATGAAACGGAAAAGCGCAAGCTGCGCCATGGGCGTGGTGGCGTGTGGCGCATTCCCCCCGCGTTTGATGGTTGTAACAGAAGCCCACTGCCAAGATTCACCACCTTGACCGACGAGGATAAGGACAATTTGTCGGCTTTCTTTGTGGACTTCGCTAGGCGAGCCCTTCGCATTTTGGTTCCAGGAGGGCACATTATGATGGCCTCGAATCCACTGCTTTCACATCTGGTTTTCGGGCCATTGATGACAGCGGGCTTCGAGAAGCGTGGGGAGATCATACGACTGGTTCAAACCCTACGTGGTGGGGATAGGCCGAAGAACGCCCATGCTGAGTTCGACGATGTGACGGTGATGCCTCGTTCGGCGTGGGAACCGTGGGGGCTCTTCCGCAAACCCTGCGAGGGAAGAGTGCAAGACAACCTGCGCAAGTGGAAGACAGGAGGACTTCGCAGGCCATCTGCCGATCTTCCATTCAGTGACGTTATTCGCTCATCACCGACACGTCCCGAGGAACGTCGCGTGTCTCCGCATCCGTCTCTAAAGCCCCAGGCATTCATGCGGCAGATCGTCCGTGCGGCTCTTCCACTTGGGCAGGGGACCATTCTTGATCCATTTCTTGGAGGCGGTTCAACGATAGCGGCGGCTGTGGCGGTCGGATACAACTCCATTGGAGTTGAGAGCGATGTTCAATACTTCGGAATTGCCGAAAGAGCCGTGGTTGCGTTGTCTCAACTGCAAATCGATGACTAACGGTCCAAGTAGATCCAATTCTTTCTGAAGGAAAGCAGGCCGCTTTTGTCGAGAGTTGCGGTTCTTGTCCCGAGTTCGCCACGAGCATTTTTCCTAAAGTCACTCACGGACACTTTGCCTAAATACACTTCTTTGAATGACATCGGCAAACGAGACACCGCCGGTTCCGTAACGCCATCTATTGCGTAAACGAACACGCACATCCACTGGTCACGAGCACCATGCGTATCCACAGCACCGCCAGACTTTCGAGTGGTCTTGATCTCGACGCCGTCAGCGCCAGACTGAATTCCGTTTTTTGGATACCTTCCCTGAACGACAAGATCCGGGTGCCCGTTGAAATAGGTATTCTGTACGAGGGATCGCGCGTGCTTGGCCATGCTGGCGGTCAGCATGTCGGACAACATCCCCGACATAATTGCAGGTCGCAACATGTCATCAAGCCTCTGCAATCCCTTCGTCGCCATGAGCACGTTCACATCATGGAAGAAATCGTAGACATCCTGCATGGCAACCTGGAAATCTTCCAAACGAAGCTCGAACGGCAGATCCGCCGAATCGTTGAAGGATTTCAAGTTGACCTTGCCTCGGTTTGTCGTGGCCATCGCCGCAGAGTCGCGCGGGAATCGCGGCGTTGCAAGTTTTTGGGCTTGCGCGCTATCCTACATCACGAGGGAGTCAAGTATATAATTCCCAAAAATTGCACAGTTTGCGGGAAAGAGTTCACGCCAGCGCCCACGAAAAGAGCGAGGCAGAAAACATGCTCACGGGAATGCAGGTACTTGCAGTGTTCACTAACCGAGCGCCGGCCAGAAGGCCCACGCTCCAAGTACCGGAAGAATGCCTACCCGAGCGAAGTCTCTGTGCGCCGGTAGCGACGGAGTTTGTCAGAGCGGGATGGTGCGCGCTTGACGACCGGATCCCACCGGCGTAGAGTATCCGCATGCGAGAATGGCCATTTCGACGGATGAAGGCTGCGCGCCCTCCCTGTGCCCATTCTCGCAAAGCGTGTTCGCGGGGTAGCAGGCGCGTGGCCTTGATTCGTTGAGATAGGAGAGCAGCTTGAAGTTCCATCCAGCCGCTGAAGTTTTTCCCCTATTGGTAGGCAAGGAATTTGCCGCCCTCGTGTCCGACATCAAGGAGCACGGGCAGATCGATCCGATCCTCGTCCTGGACGGGATGATCCTCGACGGACGCAACCGCTGGCGGGCGTGCCGGGAGGCCAGCGTTGAGCCCAAGATGAAGGATTGGCCCGGCGGAAATCCTTGGGACTTCGTTTGGAGTAAGAATGCCGAGCGACGTCACCTCGAACCGGGCCAAAAAGCGGCAATCCGCTACAAGGTCGAGAAAGGGTCCGATGCTTGGCTAGCTAAGCGGAAAGCCGCGGAGGACAAGGCGAACCGGGCCAGAAGCGAGAGCCAGAAGGGAAAGCCAAGGCCAACGCAGAAAGATCGGGAGACGGTGACGGATGGGAGGGAACGTGTCCCCTCACGAGACGGGACACGTTCCCATGGTACTCACCAGTCCCACGCCGCATCCGCCCTTGCGGCATCGTCGCACACCAGCCGGGCCACATCGGAGCGGGTAATTGCGCTTGAGAAGAAGAACCCCGAGCTTTTTGAGAAGGTGTGCAGCGGCGAGATCAAGCTTGGAGGTGCATGCCGAGAGGCGAAACGAAACGAGTCATCCGAAAGACTCAAGGGTTTCGCGCTTCCCACTTCGGCAGACGGGCCATTCGGCGTCATCGTTGCCGATCCTCCTTGGACCTACGACAAGCGAGCGGAGGACGATACGCACCGTGGGGCCTGCCCATATCCCTGCATGAGCCTTGACGCCATCAAGGCAATCGAGATTCCCGCAGTGAACGACGCGATCCTGTGGCTTTGGACGACGAACGCACATCTTGAGCACGCTTTTGGGATCTGCCGCGCTTGGGGTTTTGACCCGAAGACGGTGTTGACGTGGGTTAAACAAAAAATGGGTCTCGGCGACTGGCTGCGGGGGAAATCGGAACACTGTTTGCTCGCCGTGAAGGGGCGGCCCACCGTCGTGCTCACCAATCAGACGACGGTGCTTGAAGCGGCGGCGGCAGAACATTCGGCGAAGCCTGACGAGTTCTACTCAATGGTCGAGAAGCTGTGCCCAGACACTCGCAGGCTGGAGCTGTTCTCGCGCCGCAAGCGTGACGGCTGGTATTGCTCCGGGTGCGATCTGTGAGTGGCGCAAATCCTCTACGATGGGATTGCGAGAAGCGGGGATGCTTCAACGTGAAGAAGCGTCCAAAGATCGAGCAGCTCGCAGAATGTCTGCCACGTAGGTGCAAGTTTGGGGACATTGACGGTCTTGCTGAGGTGAATGGATTTGGGCTATTACTGGAGTGGAAAACAGCCGCAGCAGATCTGCCCACGGGGCAGCGGATCGCCTATGAAAAACTGAGCCGCAATGGGGTTCTGTCTGTGCTTGTGGTGGCCGGCAATGCCGAGACGATGGAGGTGCATGCGAGCGGGCGGTACTTTCACGGCAAGTGGAGTGGTTGGACCGAGGGCGATCTTGACGATGTGAAGACAGCGATCCGCAAGTGGGTCAAGTGGGCAGAGGCGAAACATGCCGATTGACCACCCCGACTTCCGCCGCGCCGGTAGCGACGGAGTTTGTCAGAGCGGCGATGAAGTGCCTGCCGGGGTAACGCGCGCATGCTCACCACCTCAACACACCCACGTCCGCCGCGTGCAGGACGTGCGCGAATTGAGAAAATGGTTGTTGACTTCGCGCGCGGGATGCGCAACTCTACTCGGACCACCCATGAACGAACATGATCGCGCCTTGAAATCCCTCGCCGTTCCCGCTACGTCGTTCATGGGTGGTACCTGGACCGACGCGGTTGAAGCGGCGATGGGTTTGAGGGCGCGAGATCGGGGAGAACGATGAATACCGCAATCGAGTCGCTTGCCTACTGGCCCATCCACCTTGCCGCGGCCGACGCCGCGAAGGCCAAGGGCGCGTGCTGGCTGTGCTGCACGAAGGTCGGCTGCAACGCCACGGACCCACCGGGGGAGAAGCCGCGGGAGCTGCATCCGGAGTGCGCGCGGGCGTTGGGCGCTGGGAAAGACGGCGATGAACCAACGGCAGACTGATGTACCTGGAAATCGACGAAGGCTTTCCTGGTCACCGCAAGACCCTGAAGCTGTGCTCACTACTCTGTGACCCGCAGGCCGGCTGGTACATGATCCGGCTATGGACCTGGGCGTGCCGGTCCTGCAAGAACGGCAATCTACTCGGGATGAGCCCGGCCGACATCGAGATGGCGGTCCAGTACCGTCCGTTGGACGGATCCTGCTACAAAGCCATGGCTGCGTCTGGCTACCTAGACGAGGTCAACCCCGGTGAGCCAGCAGCCATCCACGGCTGGGAAGAACACACAGGCGGAGCAATCGCCCGCATGGAGGCAAAGGCTGTAGAGACTCGGCAGCGCAGAGCGGAGGCAAAGGCGCGGCACGATGCCGAGAATGGGAAGGTACAAGCCGACGGCGTACTGGAATCGAGGCAGAATCGTACTGGTACGATCATCTCCAAGACAAGACAAGACCAGACCAGACAAGACAAGTCTCCGGATCCCTCTCTTTTCTTGGCTTCCGGATCCGGAGCGCGCGTAGCAACCGGGGTGCCAATTCAGCCCGACACGGCGCACAACCTGATCCACTGCCTCAAGGTGGCGATGGAGGCGAGACGCCCTACCCGCGGCATGTATTCCCCCGGCCCATTTGCCGACCGGGACGCAGGGGAGCTGTTGCGGGCGCTGGGCGGAGAGTCTGCGGCGGATGAGGTGGCAAAGAGGATCGCGCTGTTTGTGGCTGACGACTCCATGACGCCGTGGACGGTGGCGCGATTCTGCAAGGCGTACAACGGAATCGGTGCGCCGGCGGCCCAACGTCCCGGCCAACCCAAGCGCGGGGCATGGCCATCGCTATGACGGACCCTACCCGCATTCCCCCGCACGACCTGGATGCAGAGGCCAGTGTGATTGGCTGCGTCCTGCTGGGCGCCGAGAAGGCGCTGGCGTTGGTGTCGGACTTGCGGGCCGACGACTTTTTCGCGCCTGAGCACCGGGAGGTATGGGCGGCCGCGGTGGCTCTTTTAGGGCGGGCCGTGCCGGTGGATGTTGTGAGCCTGGGCGGGGAACTCAAGGCCCGTGGCGTGGCGGCTAGGTTCGATGGCGGGTGGGGGACATGGTCGGCCAAGACCGCGAGCAGCGTCTCGGCCTGGCACAACGTCCAGCACCACGCGCTCATTGTGCGAGAGCGGGCGACACTGCGCCGGCTGCTGGCCCTTGCGACCGAGGTAGCGTGCCGTTGCTACACCGGCGAGTCCGTGGCGGAGGTGTTGGGGCAGGCCCGCGAGGGCGTGGCGGCCCTGGAGGTTGACGGGCAGGAAGGCGGGCCGGTCAAGATCGGCGACGCATTGAGCGAAGCTATCGAGGTCGTGCAGTCTCGCGCCAAGGGCCAGGTGTCGGAGCACATGGTGCTGACCGGGATCGAAACGCTCGACTTCGAGATCGGCGGGATGGCGCCTGAGGAGGTCGTGGTCGTGGCCGGCCGGCCGGGTCACGGAAAGACAGCCTTCGCTGATTGCGTGGCGGTCAACTGCAGTCTGGCCGGCGTGCCCTGTTTGTTCTTTTCGTTGGAGATGAGCCTACAGCAACTGGTTGAGCGCGTTCTTTCGATGCGCAGCCAGATACCGGCGAGCCACCTACGGTCAGGGCGTGGCGAGGGATACAGGCCGCTGGACAAGGAAGCATTCGGGAAGCTGACAGACGCCTCGAATGAACTCTACGGCGTGCCGCTATGGATTGAGCCGCGCTCACTGCCGCTTGGGCGAATTGTGGGCGAGTCTCGCCGATGGCACGCCCGCCACGTGCGCGGGAAGGGTAAGCAGCTTGCCCTCATCGCCATCGACTACCTGCAACTGGTCGAGGTCGAGACACAGCGACGCGGCGGCAATCGCGAGGAGGCGGTGGCGCAGATTTCCAAGACGTGCAAGCGGCTCGCGAAAGACCTTGGGCTGCCGGTGTTGGCGATGTCGCAGCTCAACCGCGAGATCGAAAAGAGCAACCGTGAGCCCCAGATGTCGGACATTCGCGAATCTGGGGCAATCGAACAGGACGCCAGTATCATCCTCTGCCCGTGGCGCGGCGAGATTGCGACGGACCCCGAACGCAAGAACGAGGACTGTGACGCCGACATCATCATCCTGAAAAACCGCGGCGGGCGAACCGGGAAGGCCCCGGTTCGATGGCACGCGAAGACGATGGAGTTTAGGCACGACTGGAGCCGTAGCAAGACCGGGCGGCCAGCGGACTTCGGCGGCGAGCGGTCGCTGATTGACGACTACCAACCACGCTCCAATGGTCACAACGACCGCCCCGCGCCGAACTACCAGGACCGAGAATGAAGTTCTCCGACCCGCAAACTTGTCCGTTCTGGCGCACGCATTGCCGCCATTGTATAGGGGAGATTGGCACACTTGAAGTGATGTTTCTCGACGGGAACTGTGAGCGATGTTCGGAAAAGCTAATTGCTGAGGCAAGAGAATGCATCACTAACCCAGACGGCCCTGCGCCCGTATACCGCGGCGATTGGTGGGGAGCTGTCCATCTGTATCGGAGAGAAATCCCCCACGCCTCCCCGCCGTCCTGGCATGAGCGAGACTGACAGCGAAAGGACGAACCACGATGGCTCGCATCGCCCTGATAGCCCGTCTCGGCCGCCGGCCAGAGATGCGCGAGATCACTAGGCACCTTGAGTCCATGGGGCACGTCATGTGCTCACGGTGGGTGCGGCTCGATACCGAGGACGACGAAATGGATCAGTACGGGAAGGCGAACTCAGCGCTACAGAATGCCGACGATCTGGAGAGTTCCCACCTGGCCATTGCGTTCACCGAGCGGCGGCCATTCACCCCGGGGACCGCGCGCGGTGGCCGACACGCTGACCTTGGGTACGCTCTCTCGGTTTGCTCGCGGGTTATCGTTGTAGGGCCTCGGGAGAACATCGCGTACTTTTCGCCAAAGATCGAACTGGTCGACACGGTCGCGCAGTTACTGGAGCTGCTGCGAAATCCCAGCCGAAACAGCAGAGAAAGAAAAGTCTTGCGCAAGCGTATTGAGTGATATAGGGTGATGTCATGGAACCAAAGGGCGTGCTTCTAGTCAGGCTGCCACTAGAGCTGATTGCAACGATTCGCCACGAGGCTGGCATCAAGGGGCAGACACTCAGCGAGTACGTCAAGCGCCAGCTCGAACTGGCACGAAAGGAAAAACGAAAATGATAGGACAACTGCGACATGGGGATCTGAACTTTTTCGACGAAGCTACGGCCACCGAGGCGGGCATATCGCTGCCGAACAAGGGCGCCAAATATGAGGCCGTGTGTGACGTGGTGCTGGCTGGAAGCCACGGCGGAGCACACATACTGCACGGCCCGGCCGAAATTCTCAGGATTGATGATCGCGTGCAGTGGGTGCGCATCCCACACGACACCCGCGTGTCACACGCAGATCGTCACCTGGATGGGGCACAACCCGCTGGCCTATACGCAATAGTGCGGATGCGGGACGCTGACGGATTGGTGGAGGATTGACCATGGCTATCATGTCGGCTGAGCAGGCAATAGATTATGTGTCGGGCCTGATGCTCACGCACCGAGGACCGAACGCGGACGGAGTGGCGCCGTCTGACGAAGCGATTGAGGCGCTGCGAGCGGAAATACTCGAAGCATTTCCCCAGAAGTGCCCGGTCGTCACGGTCGTGGCAAGGTCGCAACTAGATGCTGTGCGTATTGCGCAGGAGCATGGGTGTCCAGCGGAAGAGTTGTATTCACGGGGCGCCGCTGGAGAGATGCAGTTGCAGTACGATTCGTTTGGGGCAGCGACTTCAAGCTACTCGATAGGAGGTACGCTGGTCGCGCATCTGTGTGGTGAATATGACCTCAAGGAGATGGCAGGACCAATTGAACACGCAGTGCGGACGGTGCATGCGGAAATAGCCGGATCGATTTTTCTGGAAGGCGATGGAGAGCCCTCGGTGTTAATCATCGTTCCATTGCCAACGCGCGAACGCCGAGACGAGTTGAAGCGATTGCACTGCGCCGATGGCCCCGCAATTTCCTACATCGATGAAGATCGGTGGTATTGGCACGGGATGGCGGTGCCGCGCGACGTGATCATGCGAGATCAATGGAGCACCAGTGAGATCGACGAACTCCCCAACACCGAAATACGCAGAGCGCTCGCCGAGCGACTGGGCGGGGCGAAGACATTGGATATGATGGGCGCTACGACCATCGACGAGCGCGACGGATACAAGCTGGTCGGCGTCGCACGGGTAGCAAAACGCTATCTCGTGATGACGTCTCCAGTGCTCCGGGATGGGACTACCCCGATCTATATCGAGTCAGTGTCTCGTAATTGTGAGACAGCATTGGGGGCGAGAAAATGGCGCGTGACTGAACTGTCTGAGAGTGAGTGTGACGAAAACCCAGCTCTTAAATATGTCATGGAGAGCTAGTGTGACTCGCGTAGTACCGAAGCACCAGCGGGCGTCGTGGTCGTCGTGGGCGTCGTGGGCGTCGCGGTCGTCGTGGGTGCGGTCGTGGTCGTCGTGGGCGTCGTGGTCGTCGCGGTGGTCGCGGTCGTCGTGGAGGCTGCCATGACTCGCGTAGTGCCGAAGCACCAGCGGGCGTCGTGGTCGTCGTGGGAGTCGCGGGCGTCGTGGGCGGCGTGGGCGTCGCGGTCGTCGTGGGCGGCGTGGGCGTGGCGGGCGGCGTGGTTGTGGGCGTCGTCGTGGTCGGCGCGGGCGTGGAGGCTGCCATGACTCGCGCAGTGCCGAAGCACCAGCGGTCGTCGTGGGAGTCGCGGGCGTCGTGGGCGTCGCGGGCGTCGTGGGCGGCGTGGGCGTCGCGGGCGTCGTGGGCGGCGTGGGCGTCGTGGGCGGCGTGGTGGTCGCGGTCGTCGTGGGAGTCGTCGTCGTGGGCGTCGTGGTCGTGGCGGGAGTCGTCGTCGGCGCGGGCGTGGAGGCTGCCATGACTCGCGCAGTGCCGAAGCACCAGCGGTCGTCGTGGGCGTCATGGGCGTTACGGGCGTCGTGGGCGTCGTGGGCGGCGTGGTGGTCGCGGTCGTCGTGGGAGTCGTCGTCGTGGGCGTCGTGGTCGCGGTGGTCGCGGTCGTTGTGGGAGTCGTCGTCGTGGGCGTCGTGGTCGCGGTGGTCGCGGTCGTTGTGGAGGCTGCCATGACTCGCGCAGTGCCGAAGCACCAGCGGTCGTCGTGGGCGTCATGGGCGTTACGGGCGTCGTGGGCGTCGTGGTCGTGGTGGTCGTGGTCGTCGTGGGCGTCGCGGTGGTCGCGGTCGTCGTGGGAGTCGTCGTCGTGGGCGTCGTGGTCGCGGTGGTCGCGGTCGTCGTGGAGGCTGCCATGACTCGCGAACGGTTTCACTTCGAGATCGAGGGCCTGCTCTGGCGCGCGCTGTTGGTAGGGCTGATCTTCTCGTGCGCGTTCGTTACGAAATGCTGACATGAACACCTTGGCCCTTCTCCTTGCCCTCGGCTTCCCCGCGCTGGGCGCGTCCCACGCGCAGGCGGAGCCGGTCAAGCCGTCCCTGGTGTGCCAGGTCCAGCACGCAATCCGCTGGCGTGACCCCGCATGGACCGAGCAGCAATGCCAGGCCCGCGCGCGCGAGTTCATGGCTAGCGGTCAGCGCTGGGGATTCGCGCCGGTGCAGCTCCTGGCCATGGCCATCGACGAGAGCGACTTGCGGCCAGAGGCCATGCGCGAGGACCGCGGTGCCCTGGACGTGGGGCTGATGGCGGTGCGCTGCCATCTCAGGCGGACGATTATTCCAATGGCAACCAGCGACGGCAAACAACCAAATGACGCGCGAAATATTCCAAAGAATATTCCATCGCCCACCTGCACGAACAAGCCGGTGCGCGGCCTCACCCCGGCTCAACTCATGCGGCCCTCGGTCAACATCGACATGGGGGCGCGCATCCTGGCGACGCTCCACCGTGGCAGCCTAGCCGGCTACAACGGCGGACCGAACGCCCGCGAGCATGGATATCCCGAGAAGGTGGCGGCCATCATGGCGGCGCTCGGCGGCGTGGAAGTGCGAGTCTCGGGAAAGCGGATGCGAAAGCTGGTCAGGCAGATTGTCATAGCTACAACAAAGAAAGGCGAGAAATGAGCATGTTCAAGTTTGAGAACGGGGCGACGGTAAAGGACTCTGTCACTGGGATTCGAGGTATGATAGTGGGGAGAACTGATTGGAGGTTCGGCTGCAAGAGATACATCGTGCAGCCGATTGAACTGCAAGAAGGCAAGCCGTTAGACCCGGTCAATTTCGATGAACAGCAACTGGTATTGATCAAGCAGTCTTCCGATTCAAACCCAGTTGAAGCTGGGGGTGATAGGCCGTCGCCGATGCGTAGCGCATCTCCCACTAGACGGTGACCATCCATGTCGCGGACGCAGAGGCAGCGCTGGCAGATTGTCGCGGCGGTGGCCGCAGAAGGGAAGCCATGACGAAAGCACAACGGGCGGACGCGCTGCTATGGGCGGCGAAGATAAGTCTGGAGGAATCCATGACCGATAGATACTATGCTCTGACGGTTGCGCTTGAGCACGACGTGCGTGCTGACGATGCCCAGAGAATTATCGAAGCCATCAAGCGGATACGCGGGGTGCTGAGTGTCGAAGGCAACGTGTCCGACACGACCAACTGGGTGGCCGAGGAGCGTGTTCGGAGGGAACTTGGGGAGAAGCTATTCGCCGTGATCACAGGGGGGACGAAGTGAACGGTTGGCAATACGCACGGAAATGCAACGAAAAGGCGGCCGTGCTGCGACTTGCTCAGTCGCAGGCGGAAGAGGCAATGCGGCTGATGAGCAAACACATGATCGAGCATAGCCCACTCGGCGCAACGGCTGAAGCGCACCTAGCAATAGAGGACGCCGTGCGGGCCTTGAAGCCGGGTGCTCATAATGATTTGCCATTGGCAATCGCGCTGCAATTCTATCCAGGCGATCAATCCAAGGCGCTACGGCTCGCTCGCTTTCTGGCAGACCTAGAACCGGAGTATCGAGACGACGTGCTGCTGATTTTTGCTGAGAGATTCGATGTCGAGCAGAACTCGGGCCTATCGGCTGCTATACAGCATTGCGCGCGGAAGTTTCCCGTAACCCAGCTTAGAAGCCAGCGGCCTGGCGCCGGCCACCTCGAAGGATCGTGGGGGCTATTCGCGGGAATCGCGGATCTATGCTATCGCAACTACTGCCACATTTGGCCCTGGTCCAATGTGTTTTTCGCGGAGGCGGACGGAATACCGCTGCGATGGGATTGGATCGACGTGTTGAAGCGGGCGCATGCTGAGAATCTCGCACGCGACAAGCGCGTGACTGGGTCTCTAATGGCCGCATATGGTGGTCACGTCGGAGGGTCTCATGTTCATCATTGCTCGTTCTGGGGAGATCATCAAAGCTTGCAACACTGCCGCAGGGGCTGTGCTTGGGATTTGTTCCACGCTCAGGTGCTGAAAGCAGAACTAGGTTCAGCCCCCGCCATAGCTAATCTCTATGGGGCTCAGAGTATTAGCCCGAGCGTGTTTCGGACGCTGGGGAACGAATACGGGCATGCCTGGCTGGCAAACGCAAAAGACGAAAGCGCCTGGCAATGTGCCCAGGCGCTTCTGCCTAACACGGATGCCCGCAGAACACGAAGGCGTCAAGGTTCAGAAAAAAGCGAAGGAGTACACGATGAAAATAGTGACTGACCTTTTCTTGATTACGTACCCGCAGGACTACGACTGGTTGCCCTACCTGTTCCGATCCATCGTCAACAATGTCAGCGGGTACGACCGGCTAATCGTGGTCATCGAGGAAGGACACGAGTCGCCCAGGGAGATTCTGCTTGCTCATGGACCGCGCCGGTGGTCGATTGAGCGCTGCCGGGCGTATGCCGGGACGGATTTCCCTGGCTACAGTGGACAGGCTATAGAAAAGCTGCGGGCCTGGGAGTACAGCAGCGCCGACCGCGTGCTTATCGTGGATAGCGACTGCGTGTTCACGAGGCCCGTGGATTTGGAGACCGACTCGGCGGCCAGCATTGCGAAGCCGATTGTCCTATGGAGAGAATGGAAGGAGGCAGGAGATGCGAATTGCTGGAAGGCGAGCACAGATGAGCTACTCGGCTTCGGCGCTCCACACGAAACGATGTGCCGGCATCCGTTCATTTTCCCGACGTGGATGATTCACGAACTATGGGAGCACATTGGGGGAGAAGAGCGGCTGCTGCAACACAAGACTTTGAGCGATTTCAACCTGATGGGAAACTTCGCGCTGGTGAAACATCCCGAGTTGTTCATCCCGTTGCACTGGCAAGGTCCAGTCGACAACCACACAGAAACAGCCGGAGCGTTTGTCGGGGATAGCGTGCCGGCTGAGTGGGTGCATCAGTTCTGGAGCCATCACCGGGCAACAAACCCGGCAGTGCAGAAGGTACTCGGGACGCTGGGGCTGCTGTGAAGATTGGGAGAGCCAAGCGACCGCCGGGGCTTTCGTCTGACGTAGCGTTGCGGATGTGTCTACCGTCCGGGCCGGGACCGCGAGAGGCGGCGAAGACCATTGCGGGCCGCATCGCCATGGTCGGTTACTTCAAGCGGCTCGACAAGAAGAACCAGGCTAAACTGATGCGGCTGATGACAGGATGGAGAAGTCCCTAGCGATTGCATCTCCTACGGATAGGCATCGGTGACGAAACGATGACGGTGAAGAAGATTGAACGGAGGTCCAGGAGATGACGATTTGCCCGCATGGCGTATGGCGCGCGTACCGAGTGTGCGAGTTTTGTGATTGGGACGAAGGGCACAACGGCGCTCCTGCGTGGATCAGGTTATGGGGCGAAGATGGAGTGTACTGCTGGAGGTGAACATACTTTGGCAGGGAACGATTCGCATAGGGCTTGACGACATCGACGAAAGCGGTCACCATGGTCGGCGGTGCGAATGAATTTCCCCATGACCAAGCCGGCGAGGCAAGCGGACCCTACCGTAGCTGACTGGCGAGTCCCGCGCGCGAGTGGCGCAGGGGCGGAAACACGGGTTGCCCTCACTGGCTGGGAGACCCGCTCGGGTGGCAGGGGGCGCGCTGGAGACATACGGACGGGGCGCGCAGCTTAGAGCCGCGCTGACGTTCGGACCTGCTGGCAGATTAGGAGATCTGGCCAGGGTTGAAGTTAAGAGAGAGCCCATATTGTGGGTTGCGCGGAGTCAAAGACAATATGGCTTGACTTTCGGCGCGGGGAAGCCGACGCTTGAAGGCATCGCGCGCGCGCGTCGTAGAACATGAACCGAACCCGCGACATTCGAGAAATCATCGAGTCAGGCGTGGAAGCACTGGCCGAGACGATGGACATGCTGCGCGCTGTTCCAGCTGACGACCGGCTGGACCAAGTCTATCTCAAGGGTCTCACGGCCTGCACCCGCGCTGCCGTTGAAATCGCGAAGGACCAGCGCGACTGCGCCGACTTCCTGGCGCGCCAGAAGCTTGACGAGGCGTCACTGAACAAGTTGCTTCGTGAACATCTGGCGAAGATGCCGCCCGAGCAGCTGGCGGAATTGCTGCCGCGGTTTGGCGATGCGACGCCACCGGAGAAGCACGCGTGAGTGAGTTCGCGATTCGCCCGGCCGGCCCTGACGACATGGCGTTTGTGATCGACGCTTGGCTTGAGGGCTATTGGATGGATGGCCCGTTCTCGCTCGTGATGCCAAAGTCCATGTGGTGGCCGCGCTGGCATCGCGTGATCGAGAATATCCTGACCGACGAACGCACCCGCACGGTCATCGCGTGCCTGGAAGAGCGGCCGGACCAGCTGATGGGCTTTGCGTGCAGTAGGCCCCCGGACATCCTGCACTGGGTGTACGTCAAGCAGGCGTTTCGTGGGAATGGGATAGCGATAGAGCTTCTAGACGTGGAGCTTCCCGCGAGGTGCAGCCACTGGACGGTAAAGGCGAATCGCTTCAACTGGCATCAGTCGGAATGTTGGAGCTACGACCCTGCCATCATCAAGGAATACCAACCATGATCAAGGTGACGTCGATCCGCTGGGGTGCCAACGTGGAGCTGCGCGGGCGAGAATCGCAGCGCAGGGTCGAGGGCGATGGCATCCTGTACGACGAGCACACCGGGAACGTCGAGGTTGACGACGGTGGATGCCGGGCTATCGTGGTGCCACCGCAGGGGACGGTGATTGTGCTGGGAGAACGGTTGCAGGATGGCATGCACGCGAAATCACCCGAATTGAAAGCAGTCATTGAACCCCCTCGAAGTCCAGCTAGCCCTGACCCTCCGTCAGCGCGCCCAATCAAAACGCGCCGCTAAGTTCAGCGCGGAGGCTATCTGCTTCGACGAGCAACGGGCCTGGGTTCGTGACGACTCGCCATTTGCCGTAGCATGCACGACTCGCCGAAGCGGAAAGACCTTTGGCGATGGGACGGCTCTACTCGTGACGGCGCTAGGTGAGCCGAACGTCACGTGTATCTACGCGGCGCAGACCCGCGGTGTTGCCGAGGAGCTAATGTGGCGGCATCTCAAGATGGAAAATGAAGCGTTTGCACTTGGTGGCGTCACCAACGAAAGCAGACTGATCTTCACGTTGCCGAACGGCAGCCGCATTCGGCTGGGCGGCGCCAAGGATCGCAAGGAAGCCGACAAGTTCCGCGGTGTCAGCAAAGTAAAGTTGGCCATTGTCGATGAGGCGCAGAATTTCCGTTCGTCGGTGTTGAGCTATTTGATCGATGACATCCTAGAGCCCGCCATGCTCGACGTGGACGGACGCATGCGGTTGTCGGGCACTCCCGGACCGCTCGCCGCTGGGTATTTCCACGACGCCTGCCACAACCCGAACATTCCGCGGTACTTCTGGACGCTCCACGAAAACAAGCACCTCGGGATGGACCCGCAGCTTTTTCTCAAACGAATTCGTGAACGGCGCAACATCACCGAGGCAGACCCGACGTATCAGCGAGAATACTTGGGGCGCTGGGTACGAGATGAGAACGTGCTTGTTTTCAGGTACTGCCCATCGGCGGAGTACGAAAACGCCCCGGTTGGCGGCGGAAAGTGGAATTACTGCATCGGCGTCGACCTAGGCTTCGAAGACCGCGACGCCATCGCGGTTGGAGGCTGGCGCACCGGTGAGAGGACGGTCTACCTGCTGGAGGAACACCAGGCGCCAAAGCAGACCATCACGAAGCTTGCCGAACAAGTCGCGCCACTGGTCGAGAAGTACCGGCCACGCAAGAGCGTGTGGGACTTCGGCGGGTTGGGGAAGAAGATCGCCGAGGAGGTGCGGAGTAGATGGCCCATGCCAGTCGAGGCAGCCGATAAGACCCGCAAGCTAGAGCACATCGAGCTGCTCAACAGCGCGATGCTGGCTGGGGCATTCAAGGCGCGCAAGGGTGGCCCGTTCGCCGAGGATTGCGAGCTTGTGCAATGGGATCAGGACGCGCGCGCTAAGGGAATCCGCAAGGTGGCTGACGACTACCACAGCGACATCACCGACGCGGTCCTATACATGTATCGGGCGTGCCGGGCCTTCATGGAGCGCGAAGAGGAGCCGTGCGATGCGAACTACCATGAGCCAACTGAATTCACGCGTAGGCAGATGGACGAGCAGAATCGGTTCAGGGGGCGAGACCCACTAGGCGTTGCGCTCGGGTTCGACGACTAGGGCCGCTTCCCTTCCGCGTCTCGCTTCTCGATCATTTCGGCCACCCGATACGCGAAGTACGGATGTACCGGCAGCCCTCCCGCCGCCGCCTTGATGGTTTGTCGGCAGCACCCAAAGATGCGGGCGGCGCCTGACTTGTTTTTGGCCGCGACGATGGCGGCAAGGCGCCTTTGGTGTGCCTCGGGCAATGGTTGGTAGTTAATCATCGGTAGCTAGTTAACATAAAACCATCGCCCGCTGTCAAGCAATTAGTGCGAGGCGTCCGCAGTTCATGCGACCCTATGGGCATGCGCGTTGGCCAGCTCCGTAGCCTGTTGCAGGTTCTGCGGGCCAATGGCGTGACGGAGTACCAGGGCGTCGACGGTAAGGGCACGGTGACGCTCAAGCTGACTGGCGCCGTGGCGCCGCAACCGGTGGCGAAGGGCAAGGCCGCAAAGCCTGAGCCGCCGCTTTCTGAGGCTGGTCGTGTCATGCAGCAGCTCCAGACGCCCGAGGCCGTCGATATGCTGAAGAAACTCGGCGTCCCCGCTGAGACGATGGCAGATGCGCTGGTGGGGCTTAGCTGATGGCGCGCAGGCTAAAGATCCCAGGCCGCCTCACGTATCGTATGCCTCACTCGACCGGCACGACGGCCGCCAACGGCGACGCCATGGGGAATCATGGCCGATGGTGGGACATCGAGGACGAGGACAAGGCGCGTGCCTGTGCGCTCGACTGCTGGCGGCTACTGATTTCCTGCCACACCACCCGGCTGCTGAAGGATGCGCTCCACCAGGCACTCTATGATGGCGAGCCGCCCTACTGGCTTGGTTCGATGGTTCCTGGATCGCCGCTGCTTTATCAGGCGTCCAGCACCATCGACGGCTACACGAAGGCGCGCGCGAACGTGATTCGGCGTTGTGTCGACACTGCGGCGTCGATGATCGCCAAGAACGTGGTGCAGATTTCCTGCTTGACCGACGGTGGCTCATGGAGACTCCAGAAGAAAGCTCGGCAGAGAAGCAAGTTCATCAACGGGTTGTTGCGCGAGATGGACTTTCATTCTGCCCAGCAATGGGCGTTCGTCGACGGGATGCTGACCCGTTCTGGCGGCATGGTAAAGTTGTGGATCGACCGGGAGAACAAGACGATCCGTTGCGGGCGCCGTCACTGCACCAACTTTGCTTGGAATGAAGCCGAGGGGCGCAATTTGCGAAACCTCTACGAGTGCACGCCTACTAGCCGAGATGAACTTCGGTTGCAGTTTTCCAAGATGGCCAAGGAAATCGACGGAGCGAAGGCATCGGAATATCGAGCCAATCAGGCATATAAGCGCCTTCAGGCAAACGATACCATCGCCGACATGGTTGACTTGTACGACTGTTACCACCTGGGCATCAGCGCCGAGAAGCCAGGCCGCAGAATTCTCGCCCTGAATAACGTCACGCTGGTCGATGAGCCGTGGGAGTTAAGCAAGTTCCCCTACCCGCGCTTCTGCTGGGACAACGCGGACACGGGCTGGCAGGGGCGCCCGGCGAGTGACACCCTGATCGGGTATCACTACGAGGTCGGGAAGACGATGCGGAAGATCGCGCGCGGGCAGAGCCTGGCGTGTATTCCGCGCGTGTCGATTGAGCTGGGGAGCGAAGTCCAGGAAGACGAATTGACGAACGAAATCGGCGGCGTCATGCACCATAGGGGGAACCCGCCCGTTTTCGGTCCCGCTAGCGCATTCCCGCCCGAGGTGTATCACTATCTCGATTGGCTGATCGAACAGGCGATGGCGGACGTTGGGATCAACCAGATGCAGAGCCAAGGGCTGAAGCCAGCGGGGATTGATGCCGCGGTCGCGATACGCGAATACAACGACGTCGGGAATACGCGCCAGATCACGAAGGGGCAACGGTTGGAACGACAGACCGAGGACGCGGCCGAAATCATCATGTACCTCGGGAGCAAGCTGGCCAAGGAAGACAAGGCGTTCTCCGTCCAGGCATTGGGCGCCGGATCCTACAACAAGATCGCATGGTCAGACGTCAACGGCGACGACAACGACATCCGCATCCACAGCGACCCAGTGAGCGCGCTACCGTCAACTACGGCGGGGAAGATTCAGACTGTCACTGACCTGATCAAGGGCGGCCTACTTCCCCCTGAGGAAGTACAGGGCGGCCTGGCGCTAAAGCTGCTCAACTTTCCTGACCTCGAAAAGATCATCACAATGGAGACGGCTAACCGTGAGCTAGCGGAAATGCAGGTCGACCTTGCACTCTACGAGGGCAAGTACCTGGCGCCAGAGCCGTATCAGTCCAGCACCGGGCTGAAGCTACTCAAGACGCTAGCATGCCGCCAATACTTCGTGGCGTTGGGGCTTGACGATGTCCCGCCCAAGCATATGGACTTGCTACGTCGACTGATGAGCGAGGCCGATAGCCTCGACCAGCGGCTACAGGCGCCAGCACAGACCGTAGCCATCGACCAGCCGATTGCGACGCCACCGCCGCCTGCGCGTCCCATGCTGCAACAGTCGGAGATAGCGCCTCCCATCGTGCCAAGCCCGGGGGCCCCCGGTGGCGAGCCGATGCCGGCGCCTACGCAGGGAGGGCCGCAGTGATGTTACGCCCGTCGTATTGGTTTCGTTGGGGGTCGCCCCTCGTGGTGAACGGCGTGGAGTGTAACAAGCCTCGGCAGGTTGTGCTGACAGACGATGAACGCGCCATATTCCGCATTGGATTCACCATGTGTGGGATGGAGGCTGCGGGCGAATTCCAGGAAAGCGAGAACAATTATGGGATGGTTTGACACTGAGAATGAGAATAGGAGGACCGTCACTTCGACTCCTCAAGGACCACCGCCTCCACCGAGCACTGGATTGACAGGTCAAGGACCACCTCCGCGACAATTCGCGACATCACCACCGCCTCCACCGAGCACTGGATTGACAGGTCAAGGACCACCTCCGCGACAACAGCCGGGGTTTCTGCAACAATTGACAGGTCAAGGACCACCTCCGCAACAACAGCCGGGGTTTCTGCAACAATTGACAGGTCAAGGACCACCTCCGCAACAATTCGCGACATCACCAAGACCGCAGCAGTTTGCGCAACAGCCGCAGTTTCTGCAACAGTTTGCGCAATCCCCATGGGGAGGTCCGCAGAACGTCAATCAGGCGCGTCCTCAACAACAACAATCGATGCAGGGTCCGCAGCAATCTCCATGGGGAGGTCCGCAGAACGTCAATCAGGCGCGTCCTCAACAACAACAATCGATGCAGGGTCCGCAGCAATCTCCATGGGGAGGTCAAGCTCCCTTTCAGCGCATGTTCGCCCAGGCGCCGTGGCAGACGCAGGGTCCGCAGCTAGGCGGTGGGATGGGAGGACAGCAGATGCAGGGTCCGCAGCAATCTCCATGGGGAGCTGTGCAGAACCAGGCCCAACAGCAGGCGTTCCCAGCTCAAGCAGCCATAGATCAATTTGGGCTAGGTAGCAGGATGGGGGGACAGTGGTGAGCAAGGGATATAAAAATCAGCACCGCATGAGTACCACCATCCACTCGCGGCCCATCACGCCCGAATACGCGAAGGGCTGGGAGCGGACGTTCGGGCGCGCCTCCAGGGAGAAGCGTCTTGCCCAGATACCAGACCTGGAGCCCATCATTGACCGAATCCAGGACAACAGGAGCACCAATGGCTGACCCGACCGCACCCGCCGCCCAAGCAACGACCGCGATGACAACGACGACCACCACCGAAGCCGCGCCCGTCGCGGCCATTTCGCCCGATGCCGCCGCTGCCGCAAAGGACGGCGTAGCGTCACAAAGCGATAGGTCCAGCCGCCTGCTAGTCCATCAGCAGCAGCCCCCCCGTCTGCGCGTCCGTCCCGACGGCCTTGCCAGAGCCGCAGAGGCCATGAAGGCCCAGCTGGCAGCCAAGGCCGCGGAAGCGCCAAAGGTCGAACCAACTCCCGCAGAGACTGCCAAGGAAGAGGCGAAGGAGCCCACGAAGGAACCTCCCAAGGCCGACCCCAAGGCAGAAGAGAAACAGCAGCGGCTGTCCCGTGGTCTCGCCATCATCGCCGAGCGCGAAGTGAAGGTGCGGGCGTTAGAGAAATCCATCCAGTCCCAGCTCGCCCAGCTAGAGGCCAAGGCGGCGGCGGCGCAGGCCGACCCTGACGTGGCATTCACCAAGGCGCTCAAAGAAGCGCTGGCGAAAGGCGGCAAGGCCGCGGTCCTTCAGACGCTCGGCATCGACTTGCGTAGCGGGATTGAAGAGCTTTCGCGGCAGTACCAGGACCCCACGCCCGAGGACATCGCGCGCAAGATCGCCCAGGAAGAGCTAGAGAAGCATACCTGGACGCTGGCCGAACAGGCCGCCAGCGAGCAGGCTGCGGCGATGGAGCGCGAGAAGGCCCGCGTCCAGGTCGCCCGCCAGGAGTTCGGCAGCAAGATCGAAACGGCGTTCGCGGCTGCATCGGATGATTTCCCCTGCATCGTAGCTCGCAAGATCACGTCCGATCAGGTTGTGGACTTCGCGGCCTACCTAGAGCGCGAGAACGGCGGCAAGACTCCAACGGCAGCCGAGGCGCTCAAGGAACTTGAGAAGCGACTCGATGCTGAATACGAAGACGTTACCAAGCGCAAAGCGGCCAAGACAAAAGCCGCCGAACCTATTACCATCGAACCCGTGAAACCGCTGACGGCACCAACCGCCGCGGCCACGGCGAAGCAAGAACCGAAACCGGCAGAGCAACGAAGCCGGGAGAGAGGGCCGGTCGCTCCTGATCCGAATCGTCGACCGAAAGGTGCGAAGATATCGGCACTGGACCGCGCGGCTCTCGCAATGAAGAACCTAGGCATCTCCTAATAATCTCGGCCGCAAGGCACCCGAAGCACGCAGCAGTTACGGCGAAGCAACGAAGCCGGAGTGAATCCCCCCATGACCCCCACTCAGGAGCTACGCCATGACATTCGACGCAACCGCTGCTGCAAACGTCCTCAAGCAGACCTATCCCGACGGTATTGTTCCCATCGACTACGCGCGGGCCAAGACGCTCGCGCTGCTCAAGAAGTCGAAGGGGACCATTGTTTCCGGCCCATTCGGTGCCGGATTCGTTCAGCCGCTGAAGTACGGCAACCCGCAGGCCGGGTCCGCCACGTACGCAACCGGCTACAACCAGGCAGCGACTGAATACAGTCGTTACAGCCAGTGGTTCTTGACTCCGGGCGAGCTTTTCCAGTTCGCACGAGTGTCTGGAAAGGTGACTCGTATCGCGGAGGGAACCGGCTCCTTCGTCAACGCGATGGTGTCCGAAATCGAGAACGCCCGCAACGCGCTCACGAGGCTGGACGAGATGGCGTTGGGCGGGGACGGCTCGGGCTCGTTCGCGCAAATTGGCTCCGTCGCCACAACCGTCATCACGCTCAAGAAGGCCTCGCAGGCGCGGTTTTTCGAGATTGGCCAGGCGCTTTGCTCGGGCACAACCCTCCTGAGCGGCGGCCTGAAGAACAGCGGGACCGCCATCAAGATCACGAAGGTGGATGCGGCGGCCGGAACCCTCACGATGGCCAGCGACGTCACGGCGTCGACCGCATGGGCGGCCAATGACTACCTATTCCGCGCTGGCGATGTCGGGGCCTCGGTCGCGACGTACCTGTGGCCAGTCGGGTTCGCTGGGTTCGTGCCCGTGGCGACTCCGACGGGCTCGCTCTTCACAGTCGACCAGTCGCTGTCCGTCCGCACGGGTGGCAATCGGCGCGACGGCAGCAAGAGCGGAAACATCGAAGAGGCGTTGCTTGACCTATCGAGCGACATCGATTCTCAGGGCGGCGTTAACACCCACTGCGTGTTGGGGACCAAGACCCACAACAAGCTGGTGAAGTCGATGCTCAACAAGACGTTTTTTGACGTCGAGGACATTGACGGCGCTCCTCTCGGGTTCCGCGGTGTTCTGCTGGCAGGCGCCTCGGGTGATATGCTGTGCTACTCGGATGGGGCGTTCCCGGAAGAGGTCGCGTGGCAGTTTAACATCGATGACGTCGGCATCATCCACACCGGCAAGGATCTCATCATGCTGGAAGAGAAGGATGGCCTTCAGTTCCGCGAGGTCGCTGGCTCCGACGATTGGATGGCCCGCCTGGTCAGCTCGTGGCAGTTCCACGTGGATGCCCCAGGCCATGCCGGCGTGGTCAACAACCTGTAACGCCCGGTAACACGGGAAAGGACAATCGAAACCATGTCGACCATCTTCAATCGAATCTTTCAGCCGGTCAGAGGTGTCAACCGTTCTGGAATGGTGCTGATGACCGGATCCTTCACCGTCGGGAGTTCCGGCGCAGTCTCGGCCACCAACCTCGACTGCCCAGGATTCACGGTCACGAAGGAATCACAAGCCGGCCTCTACACGATCCAACTCGTGGCACCGGACGGCACGACGGCGGCATCTGCCTGCCAAGCAGTTGACAGCTCAGCTACCGCCACCTACCCATGGGCGTTCCAGGCCATCCAAGCCACAGTCGTCAGTGCTGTGGCGGCCGGGACTCCTCTCACGACCAATAGCGCGATTTCG